CACGGATAACCATCAAAAGGGAAGAATAAGCATATCATATGACGGTTTTCAAAGAAAACCGCCAAAAGGTTGAACTTCTGTTCTTCCTATATGATATAAATGCCATCTCTGACCTCGAACACCACTACGATCGAGGATTTAACCTGCCTTAAGTAAGACAGGCACCCATCTTGACCTCATGCGACTTTTATATCGCATGGTTGTTTTGTTGAGGTGATCTTTATCTAGAGCCATAGGCTCAGGAAAAAGATTTCTTGCGACCTTTGATCTGTCTTTCTGTGTACCATCACTATTCAAGTGATCATACACACGAGCAGAGGAAAGGCACTTCAACAAAGCGGCATAACCGTCTAACCTATCATCCCTTTTGATGGGTGAAAGCGCAAGTGTTCTGGTTAAGAACCTATGCGTGCTTCTACAGAACTTATGAACTGTAGCTGCGTCAAGACGACTATGCCACCCGAACGAACCACTCTCCTTAGGTACAAGCGGTAAGTGCTTTCCTATGCACTTTTCCACTTCATCCTTTAGGCAGGTGGAGGCTGAATACAATCCTTGTAACCACATGTGGTTACTAAGTTGCATCAGACTCTCAATAACGTTCGGATCGGTCAAGACTTGATCTGGCCGGTGTCTAATGTAGAGAGGGGTTATGTCAACTCCTCTAAACGCATCGACACCGCAGCTTTCCTTAAAGTTTCCCTTAAGGAAGCTCTTCTTGATGTTGACTTTTAAACCAACATCTTGAAGCCAGCTCACACACTGGTGCGCGTATTTGGTCTGTATGATGATATCATCACCATACACCCGAATACGCCTAGAGGCTCGCTTTAAGTTCCAGTAAGTGGGGGAAGTACCCTCACTATCCAAGATAGCTGCGATGCATACCACTGCAAAGCAGATGGACTGTACTGGAAAAGTCAAAGCGTTCCCCATCCCGGCAAATTTCCCAAGGTGGAGTAAGGGTTTCCCCTTACATTCTACCGAGGGAGAACGACAATCAATCATATGACCAAGAAATTGGTTATGATGTCTGAATACTGACTCAACGAGCTTTAGGCTCAATAAGTCAGACGCAGACTTCAGGTCGATTGTTGCCCAGTTGTCGTGAAGGGATCCTTCCAAAGCTAACTTTTGGTTAAGACTTTGGTCGGATAGTGCTATGCAATTACGCAAGATCTTACATTCGGAAATACTTTCCCTAAGTAAGATGTTGAGCCCTTGCTGAACAAATTGGTTCCGCATTGGCTCAACCGTAATAGTCCTCCGTGCAGAAGAATTCTTCTCCACAGAGATTAGCTTAGCACTGCCTCTAGAAGTTCCGTCTACGAGGGAATCTCCAATACAAGGAGGGAAATCCCCGAGTTTTGAAGTGATCGAGCAAGCTCGATCTCTTCCTTGTATCGCATACTTGCGACCAAGACTCGTGGATCCCTCGGATTGTATTGAACCGGCAAAGACTGGGTTTCCCCCTTCTTTGCTGCCAATATGAGAAAGGGAGAACTGGCTTTCGCCAATCCCCCATATCCCGTATTGCGTGAGACCGGCATCCTCTCTCCAGAGGATGTCGTACAAAGCCGCAAATTTCTCATTGGCTTTGTATCCTTCTTTGACGGCACCGGGTCCGTGTTTGTATCGTCCATTCTCTACATCCTTTGAGTTAAGGGTGTTTAGGAGTACCTTACAAACACGACCAATGAGATGATTAACACGATCAGGGATTATAACCTGACGTGCTTCATCATCGCACTGATAAAACTCGTTCACCGCTTTGTGATGCAGGGATTCTACACCCTCCGCAGAGAGACGAGTTTTCTTAAAGAGCTGAAGAACTTGTCTTAAGTCCTTCAATATTCCCATATCGGGAACCTCTTTAAGTAACCCGGTGAACGGATCGAAAACCTCACAGAACATACCCGAAAATAACAACGGGATTGTTCCCCCTTTGGGCGTTTTAAACCCAATGGGGCAGGTGAACCTGCCAGATGACAGACCTCGCAAGAGGGCTGCATCTAAGGCTGGTAGGGCCACGGTTAGGAAGCCGAAGCCTTCGTTTTCGAACCTTTTCTCGATCGTAATAAAATCACGATCGAGACCTTTCACACCAGGATTCAACCTCTTCAAGTCAGAGAAGAGGCCTCGTAAGAGCGCTATCGGACTTTTCATCACATCCTCTTTGAGGTTGGTGATTCCGAGTCTGATTACCCTCTCCCTCAGCTAATTGCTGAGTTCCACTTGATGTATCTTCCTTTTTACGGGGAAATACATCATCCTGTGTCCGGCTCCCGCTACATCCTGCGAGGACAATGGCAGAAATAGCCAAAATCCCAAGGATAAGCCAGAGACGAATGAGGAAAGCAAGTACAATATCAGAATGGTACGCACTATGGCGGGACAAAATAGTTCCCTCCCTAGTGCGGATTAAGACTGAAACTGTAGGAGCTTAGCGGTTGTCACCTCTGAATCGTCACGATAATCAGTCAAGGCTTTACACAATGCTACCATCGCAGCATCGGTAAATCCAAAACTGGGTCGGACGATTGTTATTGACACGGAAGCAGTCTGCTTCTTAGTCAAACCCGAATAAGGATCGGTGGCGTTCAGCGTCTGCGTCATTTGAACGTAGTGCTTATCGCCTCCGCCCTTCTGATAGGAATGATTGGTAATAACGGTATAACCGTTACCACCGGTATCCTTCCTTTCAGACCCATACCCATCTTGCTTCACAACAGCGAAGACAAGAGAAGGGGTAGGGGCAGCGGCAGCAATGGTGACTGGATCGGGTAACATAGACGTCTCCTTGTGAGAATATGGTTAGTCCCCCGGGTCTGATTAGGACCTAGGAGTAAACGAGCCTTTCCTTTGTGCCAAGAGGGCACCAAGGATGGATTGCTGGTACGCCGATAAATTCGGTTCAGCAATCGTTTTCACACTCAAGGCCGCGGCCGCATCCTTACGAATTTGACATTCGTAATGCAAAGCGGATTCGTGAATAAGAGTACTGCTATTAATTACAGTATTCGAACCCACGAAATCCACGGATGTGGTTACACGGTTATCGACTTTTGAGGTACGATTGGTGATAAGACGACCGGTTGTTTTACCGGTAATCATACCCCAGTTGATCAGGGTTTCATCTCGGGCCATATTATCGATTAACTCGACATATGAACCTAAGCCTGTAAACCAGTCAACTAGCCAAGTCCAGGGAACTAAATTATATAGATCCGTTGGACGAGGAACCAATCCGATTCGGTCAAGGTAATTATGTGACCGAAACGAGACAGGGTTTAGGGGCGGGAAATCGAATACAGCGTTTATTACTAAACGCAATTCAGTTTCACGCTCCAGACGAGTTTTATGGATCACTCCATACTCCATCGTCGCACTGTCATACTCAAAAGCAGGGAGGCCGTCAACAAGCGCAGACGTGAAATTACGTTTGAGCTTGAAGCTCGTAGGCTTACCGGCACGCTTAATAAGAAAATCATATTTCTTACTAAGTTTCTCCGGAAGAGCCAACAAGTCCATAACATCCTTATAAGTCTGTTTCCAACCGAAATGAAAGGATAACCATTCATTCGGTATGTCGGCAGAAGTTCGCTTCAGATCAAAAACGATCTGTCGCAAAGTTCCGCGTGACAATGAAGTATACAGACTTCGCAAATCTCCCAAAGTCTTTTGCAGAGATGCAATTGACCTAGGGATATCGCGCAACTCTACTATATTTCTGAACAGGGTTGAGGTCCTCTTGTTAGGGGACCACTCCTTGAACATAGATATAGCGTTCTTGGATATAAGAGCTTCCAAGTACGCGTATTCGATATTACGTAGAGTTGTTACGGAGTTAGGGAACAGAACTGCAGATGAGGGTACAAACTCCACGTTCTTAGTGTCCGTAGAATCAGTCCTAGTATTGCCGGTACCACCGACAGCACTACAACTGAGACTAGGGATCCCAGGAGCGGGGACAAGAAAAGATTTGTACTCTTCAGTCTGGCGCACGACTCTTGGAGGCGAATTAATGTACGATTTGAAGAATCTCATCGTACCTTGTTCGCTACCAATAATGCGTGATCTAGACGTTGTATCTACCACTATATCAACCAATGCAGGCTGAGTAGTTATCTCAGTGTCTCCATTGAAAGTGGCAGTAATCGTCTCGTTTAACGTAGGACTCCAACAAGCCGAGATACCATGATAATTTGGTGTCTGGGCATGACTTATGTTGAAGTTCTTAGTTATCCGCCGGCGCTTTTGCAAAACAGAAGCAACCGATCGGTAACGAGTGCGATTTTCTGAAGTAATGCGATGAGATGCAACCTTAAACGGGTACGTAGGATCCAATGCAATAGCAAAGGACCTAAGATACGTCCAAGGTATGTACTTATACGCAAAACTTTCGATACCATTTGCAGCCTCGACTAGGGTTCTGTGACGATACTCATAAAACATATGAGGATCATATCCCTCAGGTAAGCCCCGTGTATCAATACGGAGTATCTCCGATGGATTTATCGTCATAGTCCTAGTCTCCCATCACTGGTGTGAAAAGGCATGATCTTATCCGAAATATGGAAAGATCAAGTGTGGATGACTCCACACGTGGACCCCGAGAGGGG